GAATTATTAAACAATTAAATATATAAAATATGGGAGCAATTATTAAAGCAAGTATAAGGGTAGATAAACTACCTAAAGAAAAATTTATTAAAGGAAAAGATGGTGCGGTTTATTATAACCTAACTATCTCAGTTAATGATGATACAAGATACGGAAATAACGTAGCTATAATGGATTCACAAACTAAAGAGGAAAGAGAGGCTAAAGCTCAAAAAACTTATTTAGGCAACGGTAAAGTTGTTTGGCATAACGAAATTATAAAGTTAGCTGAGAGACAAGAAGAAGTTGTTGAATCTAATAATGATGATTTACCTTTTTAATATTATACTACTATTGGAGAGATAGTTTAATATTATTTAATTAAGGGGGTAATTTTTACCTCCTTTTTTTTTATGAAAAAATTAACAGACAAACAAATTAAAGCAAATAATAGAATTAGAAAACATTATTTTAAGGTTGAAAAAAAATATAATTTGCATAAGAAAAAATAATATATTTAGTAAATGCAATTAAGACTTGACGAAAAACAGACAATACAATATTTAACAATGCAAGCTATTGAAGAAGATTGCAAAATTGATGCTAAAAAAACAATTGAATATCCACCTGTAGCATTATCTTTAGGCGAAAAATTAATAAAATCATCAAAGGGAGATCTTTTGCTTCCGATACCTATTGGAACTTACGGCAACTTTTCTGTTGTAAGCGCACCCCCTAAAACCAAAAAAACTTTTTTTATATCCTTATTAGCCTCAGTTTATTTAGGCAAAAAAAATATATTTGGAGGCAATATAAAAGGCCACAGAGAAGATAAAAACTTAATTCATATTGATACTGAGCAAGGCAAATGGCACGCTCAAAAATGTTTTAAAAGGGCCTTAGATATGAATGATTCGGATTATTCAGAATTTTATTATACTTTTGGATTAAGAACATTAAATTACAAAACAAGAATTGAGTTCATTGAGTATTGTTTAGAGCATAAAGTTAAAAATACAGGCTTATTAATTATTGACGGCATTGCTGATTTAGTTTCAGATGTTAATAATATTGAGGAATCTAATGCTTGTATTCAAAAAATTATGGAATGGTCGTCAAATTATAAATGCCATATAATTTGTGTTATTCATTCAAACTTTGGATCCGATAAAATGACAGGACACCTTGGATCATTTATAGAAAAAAAGACAGAAACTCAAATTCAATTAGAAGCAAACACAGTAAATAAAGAATGGGTAACAGTAAAATGTAAAAGAAGCAGAGGATTCTCATTTGATACGTTTAGTTTTAAAGTTAACGAAATAGGATTGCCTGAAATAATAGGGGACCTATACGACCCACTTAAAAATTAAATATGATTAAAAGTTTTGTTATCTAAAATTTTCCAAAAACATAAAATTTGGATTGATATTGTATCTTCCTTTGGTTGTAACAAAGATACTGCAGAAGATATAGTCCAAGAAATGTATATTAAAATACAAAGAAATCTTAATAATGGTTTAGATATTAATTATGATGATGATTATAATTACTTCTATATTTTTAAAACTCTTAAAAGTATGTTTTTAGATTTAAAAAGAAAAGAAGCTAAAATAATTATACTTAACATTGATGATCAAATTTCATATTTTAATGATAATTATGATGTTAATTATCAAGCTTCATATAATAAAGTTCTTAAAGAATTAAATAAATTATATTGGTATGATAAAAAAGTTTATCAATTATTAGAGGGCAACGAATCAGTTGCAAAACTATCAAGAAAGACAAATATTCCTTACCACTCGTTATATAATACATATAGGAAAGTTTTAGAAAGATTAAAAAAAGTAATATGAAATTAGGAGATTTAGTTTATTATTTTACAAAATACACAGGCATACGATACATTTATAAAAAAATTAATCCTGATTGCGAGTGCGATAAAAGGCGCAAAAAATGGAATGATATAAAAATTAAAAGATGGTAAAATTTAGTAAAGATGATTACAATAAATGGCTCGAGTTTCGACAATCAAACAATGACTTACAAAACAGAGAGTATAAACTTTTGTGCAAGTTGCACTCAAAATATTACAAGCATCCTATACATTATCCCTGCACCTGTTCTCTCCATACAATAAATAAATGGATAAAAGAATTAAACTCAATATTTGATAATGGGAATTGAATCTATTAAAAAACTTGAGCAGGCTGTTGTAAAATTTATGAATTTTGATGGCTGGGATCTTGAGTGGACTGGAGATGGTTTTAAACATTATGATGCTTGCGGTTTTACAAGAAAAGGCAATCCTTGTGTTATTGAAATGAAATTTAGAAATAAATACTATGAGGAGAAAATGCTTGAGAAATTTAAATATGATGCTTTAATGAAGATGGATCCAGAGGTTGTAAAATTATATTTCGTTAATGATCCAAAAGGCAATTTTTTATATTGGTTAAATAAAATAAAACTTCCAAAAGAAACTAAAATGTATTGTCCTGATACAACAATGTGGACAAAGAAAAGATTATTAAAACCTGTTTATTTATTAAAAGAAAATCAAGCAAGCAAAATAAATTTGAATATCTAATATATATTTTATATATTTAATGAAAATATAAATTATGACGAAATTAGGAAAATACAAAACAAATTTAACTTTATTAGGAAATTGGGTATATAGTTATAGCACCCACGTAGCAACTATTGAAGACAATAAACTCATTCAGTTAGGTTATTGGTCGCAAACAACTCAAAAGCATATTAATTATGTAGCTAAGGAACTTGATTTAGATTTAATAAATGAATAAAGATATTGCTAAACAACTTAAAGAATTTAGCATTATAGTTAAAAATAGATATTCTAATCAAAACAGGGCAAATAACTTTAATAACGAAACTTTTGAGGTACAAGAAATAATACCTACAAGCGATCATTCAGCAACGATTATATTTGAAAAAAATACAAATAAGAGATGTGCTATGTTTTTTTATTATATACCAAGACAAAAAAAATGGCATTATTTTGTTCCAACTGATTCACATATAAACGGAATGAATTGTTTTGCAAATCAAAAAATAGAAGTTGAAAGACATAATTATAAATATAATTTTAAATAAATAAAAATGGGACATATACCACACGCATTTGAAAATCAGATTTTTAATCATTATAGAGAAAAGGCAAAAGAAATAAATTTAGCAATTGAATTATTAGTTGAGCATAATTACACAGTAGTTGATTTGCAAGGGCAAATTATAAATAAAGAAACTATACACAATGACAAACAGCCTATTATTTCTTCCCCACGATATAAAAAAATAAATAAAGAATGATTTTATTATTTGACGCAGACAGCTTAGTTTTTGCAAGTTGTTATAGGCCAAAAACAGATGATATAGAAAATATTTTTTATACTGATATTGCTGATTCAATTAATAAATTTGATGAGCAATTTATGAAAATAGTTAATGATCTTGAAGAAAAATACGAGATAGAAAAGGTTATTACTTTTAATGGTTGCAAAGGCAACTTTAGAAAAAAACTATCTAAAAATTATAAAGCTAATAGAAAAAAACAAACACTCCCACCTCTGTTACACCCTATGCACGATTACGTAAAAAAAACATACGAGAGCAAATTTGCTTATGGTATTGAGACAGATGATATGGTTGCAAGGTATTGGTTTGAATTATCAAATCAGTTTGGCAGGGATAATGTAATGATCATATCAATAGATAAAGATTATAAACAATTTCCAGCCTTAATTTATAATTATCATTATAAACATAAAACGATTCTTGATATATCAGAAGATGAAGCATTATATAATTTTTATGAGCAAATGATAGTTGGCGACACAGCAGACAACGTAAATTTCTTTAAAGGCAAGGGGGTTAAGTTTGCACAAAAATATTTTAAAGATTGCTCTACTAAATATCAATACACAAAAAAACTTTATGAATTATTTAAAAAACAATATAAAAGCAAAGCAAAATTAAAGTATATTGAATGTTTTAATCTTTTAAAATTATTAACAGAATGAGAAAAAAATTAAAAAATAAAAAAATTAAATTTATAGCTTGTAATGAATTTGATCAAACTTATATTTGGCATAAAACAAATAAAGGAGGCAAAACAAAAAGATCAAAATAAATTTGTCTTTTAAAAAAAAATAATTATTACGTTATATATATGAAAGCTATAAAAATTAAAGTATCAGAAATAAAATCAAATTTAAATAATCCTCGATTAATTAAAGATCAAAAATTTAGCAAATTAGTTGAAAGCATCAAAGAATTTCCTAAAATGATGAATTTAAGACCGATAGTAGTTGATGAGAATAATGTTATATTGGGTGGCAATATGAGATTTAAAGCCTCAATAAAAGCAGGTTTTAAAGAAGTTTATGTGTTAAGGGCTGAGGATTTAACTGATAAACAAAAAAAAGAATTTATTATAAAAGACAATGTAGGTTTTGGAGAATGGGATTGGGATATATTAGCGAATCAATTTGAAAACTCAGATCTTAACGAATGGGGTTTAGATGTTTGGGACACTAAAGATATTGATCTTGATGATTTCTTTTCTGATGATATGGAAGATAAAGAAGAAACAAATAAAATAATTTTAGAGTATAATGAAAAAGATTATAATTTTGTAATAGATCAATTAAACAAAAAAGAGGGAAGCAAAGAAGATATTATATTTAATTTATTAAAATAGATAATGCAAATTTATATATGCATTCGAGGACCTTTATCTCCTCTCTGGAAAACATTAATGAAATTATATTTATCAGGAGCAACGACAGCAGGCAATATAAAAAACTATTGGAAAGAAGCAATGAAAGTATATTTAGCAGGTGGCAATTCTGGTTATAAATGGGCAGGGGATTACAACGAATTAATCCAAACTCATAAACCATTAATTCTTGAAAGTTACTTTTATTTAAAAGGCCAAGATGAATGGATATTAAATCTTAGACCTTTTTTTAAAGATTTCTTACTTGACTCAGGAGCTTTTACTTATTTAAATGGTTTAAAAGAATCTCCTGATTGGGATCGTTATATTGAAAATTATGCTGAATTTATTAATAAACACAAGATTGATTTATTTATTGAATTAGATATTGACAGTGTTGTAGGTATTAAAGAGGTTGAAAGATTAAGAAATAAATTAGAGAGATTAACTAATAAAAAAAGTATTCCTGTTTGGCATAAAAGTAGAGGCTTAGATTATTGGCATAAAATGGTAAAAGAATATGATTATGTTTCTATAGGCGGTATAGTAACTAAAGAGATTAAACAAAATGAATACGATATATTTTCTTTATTATTAAGAATAGCAAGAGAGAATAATTGTAAAGTTCACGGATTAGGTTTTACAAATTTAAAAGGTTTACAAAAATATAAGTTTTATTCTGTTGACTCTACTGCTTGGGTTTATGGTAATAGAGGGGGGTTTTTATATTTATTTAAAAATAATACCCTAACAAAAATAGAGCCAAAGGGCAAAAGATTAAAAGGAAGAAAAGGCGCATTGCATAATTTTACAGAATGGTTAAAGTTTAGCCAATACGCAGAAAACAATTTATAAATGAAAAAAGCATTAGTATTATTATCAGGAGGGCAAGACTCAACAACTTGTTTGTATTGGGCCAATAAACATTTTGATTATGTAGAGGCCATAGGTTTTGATTATGGACAAAGCCATAAACAAGAATTAAAACAGGCTAAAAAAATATCATCAAGATTAAATATAAAATATAAAATATTTGACATAAAAGGTTTGTTAGCATCATCATCATTAACAGAACATTCAGATCATTCGAAAGCATCTTACATTGATGATAGTTTGCCGGCATCTTTTACATCAGGCAGGAATATACTATTTTTAACTATTGCAGCAAGTTATGGAGCAGAGCAAGGAATTAATGATTTAATTACAGGAGTTTGCCAAACAGATTATAGTGGCTATCCTGATTGTAGAAAAACAACTATTGATTCATTACAAACTACTTTATCTTTAGGCTTAGGTGCAGGAGATTATAGGATCCATACACCTTTAATGTATTTAGATAAAGCAGAAACTTGGAAAATGGCAAATGATTTAAATTGTTTAGATATTATTATAAATGACACATTAACTGATTACAATGGCGATATGACAAAAAACGAATGGGGTTATGGAAATAAAGATAATCCTGCAACAGAGCTTAGAGTAAAAGGTTTTTATATAGCTAAAGAAAAAGGTTGGATATGAAAATTGAAAAGAAATATTATTTTTATGCAGGCCACAGAAATAAAACTGCAGGAGAAAAATGCGGGAGATTACACGGCCATACTTATGATGTTAAATGCGTATTTAATTTTGATACAATGGTAAATGGCGTTACAATGTTATTTAGCGATATTGACAAAAAAGTAGAGCCAATAATAAAATACTATGATCATTATTTTATATTATGGAATGAGGATCCACTTTGCGATATATTAAAATTTGCAAATGAGCCATACAGAGAAGTTCCTTTTGAATCATCTGCAGAGAATATGGCAATATGGTTATTCAATAGAATCAAAAACGAAGCTAAGATGCCAATTGAAAGAATTGAATTAGCTGAAACAAAAACAAGTAAAATAATATATGAGCCAAAAATTAGCGATTAGCGAGGTATTTTACTCAATCCAAGGAGAGGGCAAGACTGTTGGGATCCCAAGTGTATTTGTTAGGCTTGGAGGTTGTAATTTAATGTGCGGAGGAATGGGAACTCAATTCGATGGAGAGTTACATAACGGAGCAGAATTTAGATGCGATACAATAGAGGTATGGATGAAAGCAACCTCAAAAAATGTTAATGAAATATTAGATAAAGAATGTATAGAAGCAATAAAACAAGGCGCTCACATTATTTTAACAGGTGGGGAACCAACAATGCAACAAAAAGGTTTAGAAGAGTTTATGAAATACGTTTACCAAGAAGTTAATCCTTTTGCTTATTTTGAAGTAGAAACTAACGGAACAATAATGCCTAACGAATATTTATTACTTAATATTGATTTATGGAATTGTAGTCCTAAACTTTTAAATTCAGGTAATGATAGGGCAATGACATTTAAACCAGAGATTATAAAAGAACTTAATAAACATAACTCAATTTTTAAATTTGTCATAAACGATTTAAAAGAATGGAATGAGGTTAAAGAGCTTTATTATGATATAGTAGATAAAAATAAAATATATTTAATGCCTGCAGGAGAAAATCAAGATCTACTAAATGAGAATAAATTAAATGTTGTAGAGTTAGCAATAAAAAATTATGTTAATTTCACAACAAGGTTACATATAGAAATTTGGAATAAAAAAACAGGAGTTTAATTATGGAAATTATAAAACACATTTTAGGATTTTGCGAGCATTCGCATCACATTAACATCTTTACAATATTTATTGTATTATTATTAATCAAATTAATTTATGGAAAAAAGTTACGTAAGTTGGGAGGTCGTTTATGATCGCTTAAAAACTATACTTGAGAATACACCAAAGGATAAAACATTTTTTGGAGTGCCAAGAGGAGGGCAAATAGTATCAGGAATGACAGGTAGAGCAGTTGATAAAATAGAAGATGCTGATATTATAATTGATGATCTTATTGATAGCGGTGCAACTGAATTAAAATATAAAAAATATGACAAACCTTTTGTTGCTTTAATAGATAAAAGAATTGAGCTACAAAATCAATGGTTAGTTTTTCCTTGGGAGGTTAAAGAAAAAGATACAGATGAAACTGTAGAAGATAATATCACAAGACTCTTACAATATTTTGGAGAAGATGTTACAAGAGAGGGATTAAGAGAAACACCTAAAAGATATGTTAAATTTTTTAAAGAGTTTTTAAATCCACCTAAATGGAATTGCACATCATTTGAGGGCGAGGGCTACGATGAAATGATAATACAAAAAAATATTCCTTTTCATTCTTTATGCGAACATCATATAGCACCTTTCTTTGGCAAGGGCCACATTGCTTATATACCAAATAAAAAGATAGTAGGATTATCTAAATTGGCAAGAACTCTTGAAACATATTCAAGGCGATTACAAAATCAAGAAAGAATAACAACTCAGGTAGCAGAGTTTCTTTGGAATGAATTAGATCCAAAGGGGGTTGCCGTATCATTAACCGCAGTGCATATGTGTATGGAAATGAGAGGAGTAAAAAAACATAATACTCAAACAACTACAAATAAATTGTTAGGAAAATTTAAAGAGGATTCTGTTGTTAGAAATGAATTTTTAAGCTCAATAAGATGAACAAAACCGAACATAGTAAAAAAGCATTATTAGAAGCATTAGAAAAGAGCTTAGGGGTTGTAACAACAGCTTGTAAAAAAACTGAGATAGGAAGAACAACTTATTACGATTGGTATAATAATGATGAGTCTTTTAAAAAGAAAGTTGATGATCTACAAAATGTTGCATTAGATTTTGCTGAGAGCCAATTGCATAAACAAATATCTGAAAACTCAACAGCTGCAACAATTTTTTATCTTAAAACAAAAGGCAAGAAAAGAGGCTATATCGAAAGACAAGAAATAACAGGAGCAGACGGAATGCCAACTAACTTTCAAATTGAGATAATTGATAAAACCGAAGATTCAGACTAATATTGTTTATAAGCATTTAGTAAATAGCAATAAAAAAATAATAGTTGAGCAGGGCGGAACTCGATCAGGAAAGACATATAATATTCTTCTTTATATAATTTTTCATTATTGTATTAATAATAGAAATAAAATAATAACTATTTGCCGTAAAACATTTCCAAGTTTAAGAGCAACAGTATTAAGAGATTTTTTACAGATATTAAATCAACATCAAATATACAGAGAGGATTTTCATAACAAATCAAATAGCGAGTATAATCTTTTTGGCAACTTAGTTGAATTTACATCGTTAGATCAATCGCAAAAAATTAGAGGAAGAAAAAGAGATCTACTTTTTATTAATGAGGGAAATGAATTATATATTGATGACTGGAGACAATTAATCTTTAGAACACAAGAAAGAGTTATATTAGATTTTAACCCCTCAGATGAGTATCATTGGATATATGATCAAGTTCTTACAAGAGAAGATTGCGATTTTTATAAGACAACTTATTTAGATAACCCTTTTTTAGAGGATATTATAAAACTTGAGATTGAGAGATTAAAAGAAACAGATGATCAGTATTGGCAAATTTATGGATTAGGCGAGAGAGCAACGAGCATCAATACAATTTTTAAATATGTTGAGATAAATAAAATACCAGATGATGCGAAGTTTATTAGTTATGGCGCAGATGCAGGATTTACAAATGATCCTTCAACTTTAGTTAGTGTTTATATTAAAGATTATAATTTATATATTAAAGAGCATCTATATAGAACAATGATGACAACACTTGATATACATAAAACATTTAAAGAGGTTGGGATCCAAAGACAACAGATCTATTTTGATTCAGCAGAACCTCGCTTAATTGCTGAATTGCGTAGAATGGGTTGGAATATATTTCCAAGTTTAAAAGGCAAAGATTCAGTTAATGCCGGAATTGATTTATTAAAAAGATATAAGATTCATATTACATCTGATTCAAAAAATGCTATTCAAGAGTTTAGAAATTATAAATGGAAACAAGATAGAACAGGAAATTTAACTAACATTCCTGAGGATAAAAATAACCACATTACAGACGCAGTTCGTTACGCAACTTATTCAATACTATCAAGACCTAATTTTGGAAGATATGCCATACAATAAACAATGTAAAAAATGCGATAATGATTACGTTTACATAGGTTCTGCTCAAAATGGTTTTATTTGGTTATGTAAAAAATGTAATTATTTAGAATGGGCGCCGGATCCTGACAAGATAAATTAAGTTTGTATATTAAATATATTATATATATATTTGTTATATCATTAATCAAAACTTAATAAAATGAAACTAACTTTCGAAGATAACTCAGCTTTAATAGATGTTGAATCAACTTTAAAAATGCTATTAACAGCAGAAAATTTAAGGCCATACCAAAAAGAATGGGTGGTTAAATCTTATAAAAACATTGCAAACTTTAGGTATCAACATTCTTAAATTATGACAGATAAAAAAAAATTAGCTAATGCTATCTTTTTAATAAGAGATTTGAAAAAACAATTAAAAGAAGCTAAAGAATATAAATTTGGAAAAACTACTTACATACACGAAACTTCTAATCTATATTGTAGCGATGGCGAAATGCATATAGGCTACGGAGATGACAAATGGTTAATATATAACACAGATCAATTATTTAAAGATCTTCCTTTTATAATTAATCAAGTTGTTAAAGAGAATGATAAAATGCAAAAAATGTATTTAGATAATATTAAAACAGAATTAAAATTATTATAATGAAAGTAAATAGAGTTTATAAAGTTGTAAGGCCAATGAGAAAATTTGGCAATCTATTAAAAGATATATTAAACCCATCAGATTCAATTCATTTTTGGGTAAGAGTTAAAGAAAAAACTATTAGCAAAGAAGAAAAAGAAAACATTATATTTAGCGTTATTGAACTTTTAAACAACAGAATTAAAATTGATGAATAAAATACAAAACACTAAAGATCTTTCTTTTTACAATAACTCAATATTATTTACTAAACTTTTAAATAAAAAAGTAAATGATAATATAGATGACAAAGAGTTAATTATAATGCAAGAACTATTAATTGATATATTCTTTTATGTAAACAACTTGCAAACTCATTTAGCGAATTGCAAAATGATGAATAGCAAATTTAGAGAACAACGTAATGATGCATTGCTTATAGCTGATGAATTAAGAGATGAAATAGAATGGAATGAAAATAATGTTATTTAATTTGGTGGTTATATATTTTATATATATATTTGTTGTATATTAATAATTAAGTTAATATAAAAACAAAACAAAATGAAAAAGAATTTAATTTTTTACAAACACAAATTGTTTCAAAACACAGATGACAAAGATGAAACTTGGTACGAACTTGTATGGTTTACAGATTATGGAACTAAAAATCAAGAAATACAAACTAAAAGTTTTGATACTGTGAAACAAGCAGAGAAATTTATACAATTTCAAGAGAACTTAATTTAATATAAAAATTTAATAATTTTTTAAAATTTAACAAATGAAACAAATAAAATTTAATTACGATTCAAAAACTATATTAATTAAAAAAGATAAAGAAATAAAAGAAGATATAGAAACTTGTAAAAATATATTGTCAGATTTAGAACAGCTAATTATTGTTAGAAAAAAAGAAGACGCTGAAAATCAAAAATGGTGGGATGATAGAAAAAAGTTTACTAATGATTGGATGAGTTTAATAGATAAATTAAACGATAAATTAATTGAAAAATAAATTAACTTAACAGGGGGGTCGACAAAACAATCAAGGTGGATAGCTATAAGGTGTACAACTTTTAACCACTGCAACGGGGCAGGAGAGCCAGAACAGACCCCCCATATTAAATATAAAATATGAAACAAATATCAAATAGCATAGTAGTAGAATACGAACATTTCCTTTTAGAGGTTGATTATGATTGGAGAAAAGGACACGCAGGAGATTATTATAATGCTCCTGAGCCAAACGAAACAGATATTAAAAAAGTAATAGTAACAGGTTATATAAATGATGATGGCAGTATCGAGGATTTAGATACAGAGGTTGAATTTGAGATGTATGATTTATCTAAAAAACATATATTAGAAGAAATAGAATATGATGTTGAAAGTTTAATGTAAAAATTAGTTTGTTTTGTTTAAATTAGGTGTTTAGAAATAAGCACCTTTTTTTTTGATTAAATTTTTAAATTAAATTCGTTATATAAGTATGGAATTAAAACTTAATATACCAACTAAACTAAGTGAAATAACTTTAAGACAGTATAAAAAGTTTATTGAGATAGGAAAAATAAATCAGGATCCCACGTTTATACAGGGCAAGATGATTGAAATCTTTTGTGGTGTAAGCCATAAATTTGCAACATTAATGAAATATAGTGATGTTGAAGAAATTACAGGAGATATTAATAAATTATTGTTACAACAGCCTAATTTAGTAACAACATTTAAATTAAACGGAATTGAATATGGTTTTATTCCTGATTTAGATAATATGACTTTAGGCGAATATATTGACATTGATACTTATACAGGAGAATATGATAATATAGAGGTTGCAATGAATGTTCTTTACAGGCCCATAATTAAAAAAATTAAAAACAAATATATTATTGAAGATTACAATCCAAAGAATAAAGATCTTATTTTGGATATGCCAATGGATGCGGTTGTAAGCTCATTATTTTTTTTTCTGAATTTAGGACTGGAGTTGTCAGAAATTACCCTGAGTTATTTAACGAATCCCAAGAAAATTCACTTGGAGGAGTACAAAATTTTGCAAGAAAATATGGATGGTATCAGTCGCTTTTTGCCCTATCTGGAGGAAACATTACAAGAATTAAAAATATCACTGAATTAAGTTTTCACGAATGTTTTTTAATGTTAGCATTTATGAAAGATAAAAATGATTTAGAACATCAACAAATGAAAAAAAATTTTAAATGAGCCAACAAGGAAGTAGAGCATTTTATCAAGTAACTGAAACTTTAAAATCTCAGTTATTAAATGACATAAACGTAAACACTGTAACTACGGGAGATATTACACAAGTTGATTTACAAAAGCAAACGATCTTTCCATTATCGCACATTATAATAAATAACGTAAGCCAAGAGGATGGTGTATTAAGATTTAATGTAAGCATCTTGTCTATGGATATAGTAAACCAAAGCAAAGAAATAACTGCTGATTTATTTGAGGGCAATAATAATTTACAAGATATTTTAAATACTCAACTATCTGTTGTAAATAAAGTCATTCAAGTATTAAGAGGCGGAACTTTACATCAAGATGCTTACCAATTAGATGGCAATCCTAATATAGAGCCGTTTTACGATAGGTTTGAGAACGAATTAGCAGGTTGGACTGCATCAATGGATGTTTTGATCTATAACGACATTAAAATCTGTTAATGGATCTAAAAGAGATAAATAAAATATTTAAAGACTTTGGCAATTATATGGTTGCTGAGAGTCAAAAGAATCTTAAAAAAGATGGTAAAGGTAATGGGCCTTTGTATAACTCAATAAGTTATAAAGTAAAAGAAGAATCTAACAAAGTTATATTTGATTTTTATATGGAGGATTACGGGCTTTTCCAAGATCAAGGTGTAAAAGGTGCAGATCCTAAAAAGCTTAGCCCTAACGCTAAATTAACAGGACAACAAGCACCCAACTCGCCTTTTAAATTTGGAAGCGGTAGCTCTAAAGGAAATTGGAAAGATTTTGTTAGAAGTGTATCAAGTTGGGCACAAATTAAAAATATTAGATTAAGACAATACACTTACAAAGATGGCAAAAAGAAATCTACAGGAAAATTTGCTAAAGGGAATTACGAATCAATAGGCCAAATTATAGCAAGTAATATTTATAATAGAGGATTAAAACCATCATTTTTTTATACTAAACCTTTTAACTATGCATTTGAAAACTTACCTAAAGAATTATTTGATGGTTTCGCAGTAGATTTTATAGATGCAATAAAAACAGAAAAACAATAAAATGGCAGCAATAGCATTAAGAAGCCCTCAATATAAATCATTAGTAGCTGGAGCAAATTCAGTTTATGCTTTATGTACGATTAAAATTGGAGGTGTTTTAAAATATACATTAAGAAAAGAAGTAGCACCAACTGAAACGGTAATTTTTGAAATTGCAGAATTATGTAGGGATTTTTTAAGCATAACATTTGATGGAACTTATACTGCACAAACATTAACAATTCAAACAGAAATAATAGCTTACGATTCAAGCGATGGTTTAGTAAATTCAACAGGAGACATAGACGATATTGGATATGATGCTTATGGAACTTTTATGGAAGGTGCAAATCCAACAGTACCTTTTGGAAGTGTACCTGATACATTATTCACAAGAAAACCTTATCCATCTTCTCAAGGAGATATTTATGTTCCATATGGTTATGCAGGTGTAGTACCAGGCATTAAAACAAATTTAAATATGGAATATTATTCTTATAATGGAACTGATAATGCAATTCAAGGTACAACAATGGGTGTTCAAGTTAATATACATAGAATAGATTGCACTAAATATGTGAACGGTCATAAAGTTACTTTTGTAAATAAATTTGGAGCATTACAAGATATTTGGTTTTTCTTAAAATCAGTTAATACAACAAGCAAAAGGCAAGAGCAATTTCAAAGAAATATTATAAATGGAACTACTTATGATGTTAATACTCATACTAAACAAGTTTTT